CAGTTTCAAGAAAATAGTGAGTGTGCGTTTTCTTTGCCTATTGAGATTCGCACAAAGGATCAACTTCAGTCTGCACTGCGTGCTCTTGTAGAGATGCAAGTAGGTCGTGTGATGTTTGCTCGCTTCGCAGAAGAACTAGAAGGGCAGGGTCTTGACTCTACACTTTCTGGTGAGATTGACCGTCTGTTTAATCTAGTTGAGCGCTTTAAGAGCATCAATGACAACAGAGATCTTGTGCGCTTTGAAGTTGAGGCACGAGGCTCTAGTGGCGTGCTGTCCCGTTTGTTTGGAGCCAAGGCTGGAGACCAAGCACGAATGCTTCCCAACGGTGGTCTAGACCAATCTGGTGCTGACGCCATGTACGCAGACATTATTGATTTATCTGACGACACTCGTTGACATAGGTACTACTTAGGGCGTACAATGAGCGCCTAACAAGAAGGAGCGCATATGGAAAACGATTATGTTGATTACATCGTTGTTGATATGGGTAATGCTGAATGGATTATTGCCCGTTCTTACCGTATAGGGTCAACCTCTTACGACAGAATTGCTACTTGTCGCAGTTATCCAGAAGCCTGCGATATAGCAAACATTCTAAACAAACACGAGGGTGCCAAATGATTACCGATGTTGCTGTAGATATTGATGGAGTTCTCTTTGACTTCGCTACAACTGTTCAGAAACATTTTTCTGAGTATTTCCAAACAGCGTTTCCCAGACCAACTAATTGGGAGTTTTACGAGCAGTGGAACTTGTCTGCCAAACAGTTTTATGACACCCTAGATATTTTGACTTACGAGCGTGACTTGTTTAATGATTCTGCCCCACTGCCAAAGACAATGGTTGGCTGGCAGGCATTGCGTGAACAGGGACTTCGTATCCACATCATCACACACCGTTCTCCAACAGCCTATGCCCAGACCATTAAGTGGCTGGAGCGCTACAGACTTACTCCTGACACACTTCATTTCAGTGGTCAGAAAGCAGACATCATCAATGCACTGGCAGTAGATGAGTGCGCTTCTATTGATGACCATGTCTTCCAATACAACGAGTATCGGGACTCTGGTGTCCACGGGTACCTATACACACAGCCATGGAACGCCCAATACGCAGGTCGGCGTGTAAATACACTTCCTGAGTTTGCGAACATCATTAAGACTCACAACGAGTATTGGCAAATGGAACACAACAACACACTCATGGAAATAGGCAACGGTGTCAGATAACTACAGAACTTCTATTTTAGAAGAAGCAATTCAACTTATTAATGGTGACCGTAACGATGCTTACGGCGATCCTGTGGACGACTTTAAGACCACAGCATCACTGTGGCAAACATACTTGTCTCGCACTATGGAGGCACGAGGTCATTTGGTATTGATGCCACATGACATAGCAGTCATGATGGACTTGTTAAAGATTGCACGAATCTCGTGGTCTCCTGAAAAAAGAGACCATTGGGCTGACCTTGGGGGATACACAGGTCTTGGCTGGGATTGCGTTAATCGCCAAGAGGTACCCATCGCCTGCTTCTACTGCGACAACGGGTACCTCTGTGACTGTGGTGGGGCTGAATCAGCGCAGGAACGGCTTTGATTGCTTGATTGACTTAGCGACATCCACTTCGTCTTCGCTGATGCGTCCAACGAGTAGTTCTGCTTCAAGTCGTGTTTTGTCAACCTTCTCAACAACAATGCGTTTCCATTGAGCAGGCTTCAGGAGTCCTTTAAGGACTTCTTCATTCCACGCAACGGTGTTGGACTGCACAAGATTGAGTTTGCCGATCTCGGTCTCAACCTTTGTGAGACCAGCAGATTGAAACTCAGCAATGATGATGGAGTCAAGAGATTTAAGTCTCTCGGTAAGTTGCTCAAGTTCATCCTTCATACGGATGCGCTCAGAAACGATGGTGGACAGGGACGGGTTGACTTCCGTAATACGGTCAGTCGTTGGGTTAGTTGCCATAGGAGCAACCTTATCTGGGGAGTGTGTCATTACACAACCTCACTTTCTATTTGGAGATTTAATGGATACGGAATGGCGTAGAGAGGCTCTATGCCTTAAGAGGAACAATGTGTTTTGGTTTCCACCTGTTGAGGCAGAGGCACCAGAGCACTATTACGCCGTAGCACGAGAGGTCTGTAAGCACTGTCCTGTGTGGAAACTGTGCCTAGAAGACGGTCAGAACGAACGCTGGGGCATGTGGGGTGGTCTAACGCCCAAAGACAGGCAAGGAGCCAAGGACAACAAACAGTCGTTGCTGAAGGCTCATGGATCGTGGGTGCGCTATCGCCAAGGGTGTGACTGCGAACTATGCACCAACGACCACAATGAACAAATGGAGAATGTAAAACTGAACATGTCGTGTATTCCGTACATGAATGAGCCAGTGGAAGATATATCAGCAGTTAGGTTTGGTCTTCTTTACTAAACCCCTATAGACTTGATACAGAGACCCATACCAAGGCTTTACCCCTGAGCACCCCCCTGCTCTCTTGGTGTGGGTCTCTTGTTATATCCACCGACATCGGAGGCTTCATTGCTGTTTACTCATCTAGGTTTAATCGCCACACTTATCATGCCCATGAACCCAGTTCATTTGGTTTCGGAACCTGTAGAACAAGAGGTGGTATCTGTAACAACAACAACAACAGTGCCCACTGACTTGACAAACAAAGTCAGGGAGATGAGTCTTAGCGTGTTGCCAGAAGAGTTACAGACACAGATGCGTAAGAGGAAAACAATGCCCATCGCATACTGGGATGCAGTTGCTCAGTGTGAGACAGACGCAGGAAGGCGTGGATGGGCTGACAAAGGTCAATGGGCTGGTGGTCTTGGCATCTATGTAGGTACATGGCAAAGTTACGGTGGTCGCCAGTTTGCGTCAACACCTGACAAAGCAACCAAACATGAGCAGATCATTGTTGCAAACAGAATTAGTGTCTTTGGGTTTCAAACAACGAAGAAGTTCATGACAGTTGAGGACAGGATCAATAACCGTCCGTGGTTCCAAAATAAAGTTGGGTTTTTTGGGTGGGGGTGCATTAAAAACAACCGATACCTGCACCCAGATGTGTGGAAGAAAAACCACAGTAAAAAGAAAGTACACTCTAATAAGTGAGCACCGAGCGCATACTTATATCAGACATACTGGGCACCTCAGAGGTTGCCACAGTTCTCGGTGTGAGTAAGCAACGCATTCACTCACTGAGAAAGATGGTTGAGTTTCCAGAGCCATTCGTGACTCTTGCGTCAACCCCTTTGTGGAATCGCATAGAGATTGTAGAGTTCTTGACGCAATGGCGTCCTTGGAAGGTATTAGATAATGAAGTTTGAGCGATACACATGCCCTGACTGTCATCAGTTTGTAGAGGTCGGCGTAAAGTTAGTGACACCACCAACACACAAGTGCCCACGACACGCCAACAAGGTGCGTGTAATGACCCCAGTAGCAGAAGAAAAGCCCCCCACCGAATAGGCAGGGGGCTACTTCTTGTAGTGGGTTAATCAATGCTGTCGGGTAATGGTGATAGTCGTGGAGAGTCACTAGACACAAAGAAGTCAACACCACCCCAGACGCCGTATCTGAGGTCGTTTTTTCTTGCGAAGTTGTAGCACTCTTTACGAACACCACACTGATTACATAGTTTCTGTACCTCTGCAATCATCATCGCTCGTGTGTTACTGCGATTGGCATTCTCGGTAAAGAACAATGAAAGCAAGTGTGGTTGACCTTTGCAAAACGCTTTGTCTCTCCATTGACCACCATCGTCATATTTGAGATGTGGTAGTTCAATAAAGTTCGTAGTGTCGTAGTCAGTTAGTCGTTGTCCACGGGAAACGGGGGGCTTTACGCCCCCCGTTACCTCCATTTGTTCCATCAGGCTGGTACCAACTGCTTGATTGCCTCAAGCACTTGACGATCACTGTCTTGTGTCTTTCCAAGGACACCATTCAACTTGTTGCGCTCTGAACGGTTTGTATCCGTACCAGCGAACCAATGGTTGTAGGTGTTCCATGCTTGCAGTACACCAAGAGATGTGCCCTTCCACGGCGAGACACGAGGGTCATTCTTGTAGATGTGGTTGATGAGTTCCTGCTTGTTGTTAATACGAGCCTGAACCTGTGGACGCACATTCACTTCCAACGATGGTGGTACAAGACGGTCAACGATTAACTTGAACTGAGTGTCGGTGACAACCTGTGTTGACAAGCGCTCAAGTTCAAGAGTTAATTCATCGGTGTACTCATGCACCAGAGTCAGTGCATCACGGACGCTCTGAATCTTGTCAATGGAATGCTTGCTGTGACGCACCTTGTGCTGTGGTGTCTGCTCACCGAGAGCACCAGCAAGCGTGTTGTCACACACCACGATGGTTGAGACCAACTGGTAGGTGGTTGACAGCGTGCCGTCATGCGAGGTGCAAGCAAGCAAGTGTGGTCGGATGTCAAACCCTGACGGTGTCTTGACAGTTTCAGGCAACTCAATGGTCACATAAGCCTTACCACCTTGACGCAAGAGACCAGCAGTACCGATGGCAAGATCGCTGTCGTCAATGATGTTGGCAACATTCTTGAGCAACCATTCTTGGTACTGGTGTACTTGGTATCCAGACTTGAACACTGAGAACACAACACTTGGGTCATCGCTACGCACGATGGACTTGCGTGATGGGTCATCAATGTAACGAGATGTTCCGTCACCGTTCGGGAACTTGATAGCGCTTCCTGCTTCAACAGCGTTCCAGAAAAACAGACGGCGAAGGACATCGTCTACTGGGATGGCGTGTGGGTAGTGGTTGTTCTCAAGACCGAGAGACTCACGCAACGATGGGTTGTCGTGCCATGCATTGCCCCGACCATAGGTGGGGTCGGTGTATCCGATGAGTTGGTCTCGGTTGAGTACGAGGTTGGTTTCTTTTGACATGTAATGTCTCCTTTGGTTGTTTTGTTTGTGGGGTGTAGTGCGTTGTCCCACACCAGTAAAACTACAGGTGTGGAGTACAACTCACAACTTGATTAAGGGTTTTGATTTTGTAGTGTTTCCATTACAGGTGGAATGAGTTCCCTCAACTCAATCCACAGTAACGCAAGGTCTAGGGGTTCAAGCACCTGACGGGTGTACGCCCCCTTAGAAGCCTCTGTGAAGGCTTCTAAGAGGTCTTCACCGTGGGTGTCAAAGGTTAGGTAGCGATTACAGCCACCGTTACCATCGTTCTCCACAGCGAAGGACGCACCATTGTCTCCGTAGACGATTGCAGAGAACCCAACACCAGCGTCCTCTACTTGCCATTCATCCGTGATTTCCACAGAGAATGTAAGTAACAACTCTGGCTTGTCGGGTAAAGACGCAGAAACTGGATCGTTGTTCTCGGTCATTTATTGTTCTTCTTTCCTTGTTTAGCGTCCCATTCGTATATGCCTACTGCACCAAACACCAACAGAATAAAAATAATTCCTGTAACGGGCTTTCCATAGTAGAAGATATTTGCAAAGACGCCGACATACGCACAGAATGCAAAGTAGACGAACATTGACGGGACAAAGACTCTCTTTCGGAATCGTGTGTAGTTGCTGATACGGATGTTTTTCATTAGTTCCTGCTTTCGTGTATGAAGTCAACAAATGCTTCAAGGTGCCATGATTCAACTGCATTCAATGCTCGTACAGTTGACTCTCCTCGCCATGTAACTCCTGCTGGTAACTCAATGACAAGGCTGTCCTCACCATTGGATACAGCGTCTATGGCTTGACGAGCCAAGGGAACCATGTCCAATGGCACTGGTGGATAGCAGTTGTAAGAGAAATGAATCTCTAACGACTTCTCCAAGTCATTTGTTGCTAATAATTGGTCGTATGTGCTTAGGTAACCCATGTTGTTGTCCTCCTTAGAACAGTGTTGTTTCGGGTGAAATTACTTTGGCGTCAATTAACTGACTGATGAGAGCCAGTACAGATTCTTGAGCCTCAGTCAATGAGAATGCATCTACTGGAATGGTCACAACGATGCTGTGCCTTTCCAAGACATTGGGCGTGCCACATGAGCACACACCTTTGTCATCAAATGATTCGTATGAGTTGTCGCATTCACGACACCAGAGTGGTAGTTGGTTGAGCATTGGTTTCTCCTTAAAGGTATTCGGAATCGTTGATTCCGAGGTATGTGATGTCGGGGTCTTCGGGGTCTGTGTCAAACAAACCCCACTCAGACCGTTCTAATGGTGTTGTGGACAGTTCTACGGTTAGTTCCCCTTTACCTTTACCGAAGTGGTCAGTGATGGTTCCTGCGTAGATAATTTCAAATGCTTCGTCTTCGTCAAGTGCTTCCACAGATATGTCAGCAACCCACTGGACTTCAAAGTTGAATGTAGCCATGATTATTTTGCTTCCTTCTCGTATCCATCAAACCATTCGCCCTCTTTACGAGTGTCCTCACGCCTACAGTATGCCTTAGCCTCTTGCAAAGTAAGACCTTCCAAGATCACTTTTGAACTGCGTCCAGTGTTTGGGTGATAGTTGCGCACGATTTTGTAGGTGTACACATCCACGGGAATGTGAACCTCATACTCTTGGTCGTAACTAGGGGTGCCATTGACTACTGGGTAGGCGTAGCAGTTCCAGTTCTGCGTGTCTTCGTCCAGAACAAAGTTCAAGTCAACACGGTTATTGAATGAATGGAAGATGTCTTCGTCCTTAGATGGCTCGTTGCTAATAAATGACCGAGCGAACTCGGTGATGGCATCAATGTTCTGCTTGATGTACGCAGTAGTGACTTCGTAGTCACTGATGATTGTGTTTGTCATTGGTTTCTCTTTCTATTGGTTGATTGGTGTTGGGTACTCGGCGTTGAACTCTTCTTCGGTGAGAAGACGCTCAGGTGCGTACCAATCCTCATGGGTACGCACTCGGTCAGGTGTACGAAGACGGACACAGGCAAAGGAACCACGGAATTGTGACTCTTTGTACTGTTTGTCCATCCATGCAAGTGCTTCTAACCCACTGGAAAATACGCCGTAGTAATGACGATCTCCATCGGGCATAGTTACAAATACAAAACACTGACCATACTTTTTGATGTACTCAGTAGTTGGTAGATAGTGAGTGTCTTCAATGAAGTCATTTGTAATTTCAACTAGGTCACAAAGGTCGTGGATTTGATGCTCTCTACTAAGAGAGAGAAACTCCTCAAAGTCTTTATCTGTCCAGTGTGCTACTTCCCACTGTTCTCCAGTGTCAGTAAATGTCAGCACACCGTCCTTGACACTCCAGTCATGTTGCTCAGTCATTGGTTTCTCTTTCTATTGGTGTTGGGTCATTTAAATCGCATCGGTGGTATTCCTCCTCCAATAATGCAACTTCCCATGGGCTGTCCCAGCCCACAGAGCCGTCTGAGTCTTCTGACTTCAGTTGGTCATCATCGTAAGAGTAATAAACTGCCTCGGCTTCTTCGGCTGAGTTTGCTTCAACCACATACATGTGGTTAACAGTTTCACTTACATATATTGCGTATTTGGGCATGTTGTGTCTCCTTTATGACAATGCTTTTTGTAGTTCATCAAGTTCTAGACCAAGCCAGTTCTTGAAAGTTTCCAGATTCTCTGTCTTTACCTGAATGCTCACCGAGGTAGAGAACAGGTTTGATGTCGGGTCAAAGACCAAACAAATTGGGAACTCCAACCATGGTGTGTTCTCAATAAGTTCATCCAACCAATCGTTGAACACTGCCTTACGGTCTGCAATGGGGTCTCCCCAAGAGCCAGTAGTCCAACCCTCAATGACAGGTGCGAACCCGTCAATGGTGGTCTCGTAGTAGCCACGCCAGCCATCAGTTGAGACATACTTGCGCTCAACCTTGATGTCTGGTGTGTCTCCGTACTCATTAATGGCAAACGCATCCCCGACTTGGTGTTTCTGTTTCTCACCGTGATGGATAACCCACACGGTAGATGAGTGGTCAAGATCGCTGGCATGGCACTCATCGCAGAACCAGTCTCCCCTTATCTCAGAGAACTGTCCTTCATTTTGGTTGTCAAATGTGCTTTGGCATTCTGCACATTCGCTAGTTGTATCTGTTGTTATATCTGACATGGTTATCTCCATACTTTCTTGCTGAATTGTTCCAGCACTTTTAATTTGATTTCTTTGGGAATGCGTTGTTCCCAATCTTGTAACACTGCTTGAACTGTAAAGGCGTATGCCTCAACTGCTGTGTACACCCGTACATCCTTATCTACATGCATACGAAACCCACGAGGGTCATGGATGTCCACAGTTGTTTTATGCAGGTAATTCCTCATGTACACAGCGCACCATGCAACACCAGCCTTGATTGCATTATCAAAATGATCTTCTGTTGATGCAGGTGAATCAAGTTCATGCGCTAGTTTTTCAATGGTTTCTTCTGCTAGTTGTTCAAAATAATTCTTTGTGAGATTGAACGCAGTGAGTGCTTCTACTTTTTGTTTGTTGAGTTCCTTCTCTCGTTCAATGGCTTCCTTTCGGCTCACAATCAATCGTTTAATTTGTTCTAACTGTTGACCATTGTCCCACTGGTTGTTAACCCAACGGTACTTCTCTAGGTCGGCATTCTCTAATGAGAAGTGCCAAGACGGTGCGACCACTTCGTAGGGCGTCCTCACAATCTCACCATCAACCAGTTCAACTTTGTGACCTGCAAAGTACAGCGCCTTGTCACTAACAACCTCAACGATTACTTCGCTAGATAGGTATACAACCTCACCTGACAGGTGCACATACTCATCAACCAATGTTTGGGGTTGAGTACCAGTGAGTGATAACTGGGTGTACCAAGTTGTCCGTGCGTATGAATCACTGGGGGTGACTTGGTAGAACACATCAGTCGCTGTGTAGCCAGCGATGTTATGCAGTCTTCGCACCGTCTTGCCTTCACGAGAGCGTCCATCAAATGAATGCTTTTGTGTTACTCCGTTCTGCACTCGCTCAAGCACAGTTAGTTCTTTTGTTTCTGTTGTCATTTCTATTTCTCCTTGGGTTATTTGTTATTGATTGTTTACTTATTCAGTTGGCACGCCATTGTCCATTGTGCATGACATGGTTTCTAGGAAGTGCTCAAATAATTCGTTCTCATCTGCTACCTCATTAGTAAAGATGACCAGCAGTCCGTCTTCGTCAGTGCCCACTTGTAGTTTTGGGAATGTCTTTTTCAATTCTAAAATTGCGTCAATCTCAACGGGAAGATAAGAATCTACTTTGATCTCTATGTTGCTATCCCAAGGCTCGGTGGTCACGAAGTAACCAATGCGATTTACATGCGCTATCCCTGTGATTATGTAAGTGCCATCTTCACCGTCTACCCATGTCCACACACGGTTGTCATGCTGATTACACACGAAGGCATACTCATCGTCATAGGTCTCAAACATGAGACCGTTCCATGAAGCGTCAGGGACTAGGTGGTTGGTGATGGGCTTGTAGATTTCTTCCCATTGGTCGGTTGTTAGTTGTGTCATTTGATGTTCCTTTTGTTGTGATGGTGATTGCTGGGCAAGTGCCCTCAGAACGCTCAGGACGGCTCCTAAGCGCTCTGAGGACACCACCGACACCCAAGGGTGCCGATGATGTCCCAAGGTCGTTACCAGCGTGCTGGCGTGGCGTACTCAATGCCCCAGTCAAGGTCAATGAACCATTCCTCATTGAACTGGACACGGGTGTCACCACTGCTGATTGCTCTGCCGAGGGCTTCTTGTTCCTCTGCATTGAGGTAATAGAAGATGTCCACATCGGGTACACCGAAGATGTCTTTCTCCATTGGCTCGTTGCGATGGTCAAAGACCTCATCGGAAAATGACACATAGACATTCTGTGTGCTGTCATCATCACTGTCGTCTGTCCAATGGATGGACACGACAGCACCGATGGCACCAGCAATGATGTAGCCATTGGCATCAGCGTGACGAGTGTTGATGTTTCGTGCGATGCGTAGACGGCGTCCGTCCGTAGCGTCATTAATCAACTCCCATTCTCTGTCCGTCCAGTTGGTGGTGTCAAAGACACCAATGCCATCGGCATCTCCGTAGTTACCATCGCTGGCGAAATAGTGTTGTTGTTGTTGCTTGGTCATTTTATTTTCCTTCCTTAAAGTTGATGAACCATTCGTGACCGTTGATGTCGGTCAGTAACTCATAGAACTGGAAGAGGTTTACACCTCGTGTACCTTCTATGGATTCCACGAGATCTTCCCGTGGTTCGTACTCATACTTTTCCCAAATCACGACATCATTAGAGCCTTTCTCCACGAGAGCAAGAATGTCATCAGGTGTAAGACCGTCTGTGATGAGGTCATCAATATTGCACAGGTGGTGTTCCAATGAGCACCTCAGTGCGTACTCTCTTAGTTGCTCGTATGAGTATGACTGGGGCTGAATGTCTTCGTGACGGACTGCCCAGCCTTTATCAAGGTCTGCATTGATGTCATTGAGAACGCTCTTGATAGCGATGTCAATGAATTGGTTTGCTGGCACTTCATCGGGGTGCTCAACAGTGATTAGTAGTTGTGTTTTCATGTGGTGTTCTCCTATTGGTTGGTTGTTGTTCTAGTAGTTGCCGAAGAAAAGGTCACGCTGGTGTTGTTCTTTGCGTTCAATTTCCTTTGAGAAGTTCTCAATGTCCTCATGCACTACATCAAGGGCAAACTGCAAACTGTCACGCTCGGCAGTAAGTGCTTGCACTTGTTCTTGACTGGGTCGCCACACATCCGTGTCGTCTGTGCTGTCCCCTACATAAAGGGCGCTCCATGAACCCTCACGGGACTGGAGGTTGTAATACTCGGCATCGGGGAATTGGTTGAAGAGTTGCGCTTCAAATAATTCTTCTGCTTCGCTTTTTGATTCTGCTTCAATGACGACACGCACGGTGACATCAATACTGATTGGTTGCTTCATTGTTGTTGCTCCTATTGGTTGATTAGTTGTGTATTGGTTGACAAGAGTTCCCATCCGATGTGGTCACACAAGTAGAGGTTGCCGTCAACCTCTACCGTGTCACCTACAGACAATGCTGTGTGCGTGCGCTTGTCAGGAAGAACTGGCTTCAAGATGTCCCACAGATCACCTTCGTAAAGGTTCGTGTCACGGAACACCTTGTCGCACAGGATGATGTCGTCCACTGGTGGTGCGTCATACTGGATAGTTGCTGATGTTGCCTGTCGTGATGGTGTGTCTTCGTGGCAGAAGGCTTTCCATGTAATGGTGATGGTTTTCATTGTTGGTGCTCCTATTGGTTGGTTGATTGTTGGTGCTTGTGGACATGCGTCCCTTGAGCACTGGGATACGGGAAAGGGGGAAACCGTACCCCAGTACCCAAGGCACGCCACGAGGGTTCACCCCGTGACGCCACCCTGAGCACCACCTCAGATTGTTAGCCGACCCAGTCGGACAAGAGCGCTGATACAAGAGAGTCTGTGTCAGCGTTCAAGTCTTCAGCGAAGCCGTCAAGCACTGCACTGAGCACTTCTTGCTTCGCATTGAGTAGGGCGAATAGCCGTTCGTCAATCGTGTCTATACCGTTCTTGCGTGCACCAATGAGGTGGTGACAACTCACGGATTTTTCCTGCGATAAACGATGGCATCTATCTTCTGCCTGCGTGAGCGAGGCAGGCGTCCACGGATTTTCCACGGACACCCACTGGTTCGCACGAGTGAGTGTAAGACCGACACCAGCAGACTCGTAGTTGCCTACGAACACTGACGCACGACCTGATTGGAAGTCGTCAACTGCTGACTGCTTGTCTGCATCTTTCATTCCACCAAGCACCGACACAACATTCCATCGTGGGTCTTTGGCAGAGCGTGCCTGACACTCATCAATGATTGCATTGAGCACTGAGCGATGGTGACCAAACACCACGACAGGTTCATCTGTTTCAATGATGGACTCAATGTAATCAATGGCGTGCTTAACCTTTGCCTTAGCGATTGCCTGACGCATTGCTGTCAACTTGGTGATGGTCTCAGCACGAGATGCTTTGAGGACAGCCTCACGACCACCCTTGTCCAATACCCAAGCGAGGAAGTCGCTCTCAATGCGTAGGTACTCACGCAACTCAACATCACTCAACTCAATGGCAACAGATGCACGGCGCTTCGCTGGCAACTCCTTGAGCACATCTTGCTTGCGCCTACGGATGTAGCAAGTGCCACGCAACTTGGCGTGTAACTCTGCACTGTTGGTAGAGCCATTGAATGTCCACCCAAAGTCATTCTTGACTGGGTCGCAGTAGTTCCACTTGAACGAACCAGCCGAGCCGAAGACGGGCTTCAGCGTGCCGATGATGTCAAGCAGTGCTACTAACTCCACTGGACGGTTGACTGCTGGTGTACCTGAAGCAAGCACGACATACCCATCCTTTGGAATGCCCTGTGCGATGCCGTAGAGCGCCTGTGTGCGCTTGCTCTTGGGGTTCTTGAAGCGATGTGCCTCATCCACAAGCAACGCTCCGAAGGACTCTTTGGTGAGTGCCTTAGCCCAGCCGACAAGCCCAGCGTCACCAATGACGGTGACCTGAGCACCTGACAGTGCGTAGGGCTTCGTTGACTCAAGCACCTCAACAGTGACCACACTGTTGGTGAACTTGGAGATCTCACGCTCCCAGTTGAGGCGTAGTGATGGTGGCACGCTGATGAGGACACGGTGACCCTCTTCAACAGCCTTGACAGCGACTGCGATGAGTTGTGGTGTCTTACCAAGACCCATCTCATCACCGAGCAGTACACGGCGTTGCTTGAGTGCATACGCCACGCCAGCACGCTGGAATGGCAACAGTGGCAATGCAAGGTCAAAGTCAAGGTCGTAGTCGTGTGCGCTGGACAATGATGTCAGTTCGGGGCAGACATCTTGAGGTAGTTGAACCTTGACGGACTCGGCAAGCAAGTCGTCAAGGGATGAACGAAAATTAGACATTGTGTCTCCTTGTTGTAGTTGGTGCTCAACGGGCGAGGGTATCGCCCTCACCACCCACTCACACTTTGTGAATGGACAGTGAGGGCGCCACGGGCGAACCCGTGACACCCCGTTGTCACGCTGGCACAGAGCGATTCAGAATCTCTCGTGCCTCTTTGGTTGTTGGGTACCACCAGCCGTTGTTGCCAGCACAGGTTGCCCCGTACCCAACAGCAAGTGATGTGTCTTCGCTGAGGTCACGACCACAGCACACACAGAAGCCGTAGGTCTTGCCGAGTGATGACGCCTCTTCTTGAGTGAGAAGAGTGCCAGTCGCACGCACGATGTTGACGCCACCTTTCCAGTATTCCAGCCCACCGACACCGTCTTCAATGACAAGACGGCGCATAGCGAGATAGCCATTCTGTGTGGTGTAGGCAATAGCGATGGTGCCGTCTTCACAACGGTACGCACGCTTCGCCTCAACCTCAATGAGATTCTCATGCACTGCTGGTGCAGGTACAGACTCAGGTGCAGGTGCACCACACGCACCAAAGGCGTGGTATGTCTGCCAGCCTGAAGCGAGTTGTACGCACCAGCCTGTCTGAGACTCTACGGAACCTTTACAGAGCGCACAGGGCTTGCTGTATCGGTTGACAACAGTGCGACCTTTGGGAAGGTGCGCATGCTCAGGGTTGTCAGGCTTCGGTATGGCGAGCAACTTCTCAATGACAGCGCTTGCTGACTGACCAGTGAGTCGGTCAATGCCCTTGTCACGGATGTATGCGTCAATGTCATCAATGCCGAGCACTGATTGACGCTCCGTGAGTAATGAGCGTATGAATGATTGTTGCTTGGGTGTGATGGTGCTTGCTGACATTTATTTTCCTTTCAAGATGTCGCTAGGGATGCAGTAATGCTTGCCTTGGTATGACTGGGTGACGACAACGCCGTCACATTTTTGGTGGAACTCATACGAGTTTTTTACAACGACAAAAAGAGTCGCTAGTAAAACGCCAAGTGTGAGTAGTAGCACAGCAAGGACTGTGTTTTCGGTGGTTGATTCTTTCATTGGTATCTCCTATTGGTTGGTTGTTTGGTTGATGGTTTCAATTTCCTTGAGGGTGAGTTGGTTCTCCATGTCAATGGGGCAGTAGCGCACACGCCATGGACTGACTCGGTACTTGCGTACACGCTTGTCCATGGCGTCAACATGCACTGCATTACCAAAGTGCACCCACTCATTAATAGCGACTGGCTCACCTTTGTTCTTCCAGTAACGCTCCTCATTGCGTATGAACGCAACGATGCGCTTGCCGTGGCGTCCATCAGTCACTCCCTTGAAAGCCTGTAGGACTCCGTTGGGGTCAGTGAATGTTGGGTATGTCTTAGATGTATTCATTGTTGCTCCTTTATTGGTTAAGCGAACACGAGTTCACCGAAGAACCCGTACTGCCATATTTGGTCATGGTCATAGTGATCTGTCTCAAGGTCACGCAACTCTTCCCAGTCGCCATTGTTCTCAAGCCATTGCTCAATGCCCTTGAGAGCAGTTGCATTGTCGTACACGAATGTGAGTCCGTCAGTCTTAATGACAATGTCGTTGTTGTCATCGTAAGACACTTCGTATTCATCCTCTACCCAGTAGCGAGTGCCATTGGATAATTTGAGGTAGGCAAGCACCTCTTCGGGCACTGTCACTGTGTAGGTGACGGTTATTTGATGTCGTGTGGTAGTGGTCATTGGTTCTCCTTTGTTGGTTGAGCAGATGCTCACAGAAGGCACCGAGCGCTAACCCGATGCCCTCTGTGAGCACCACGAGGCAGGGGGCGCCTCGTGATGCCGTGTGTGTCAGTAGATGTCTGTGGTAAGGCGAGTCAACTCGCCCTCCTCAACGCTCACAATGCGTGGGTCAACCTCGTCACTGTCAAATGACTCGGCAATGTCTTGCGCCTCTTCAGGGCTTGACGCTACGACCTGCACTTCGTGGAGCGTGCCGACAAGTACATTGACTGTGTAGGTGGTTGGTGTGCTCATTGGTTGCTCCCATCGCTGATGATGGTGAACACTGACTCATACTCAAGGTTCTCAACATCAATGCGAACAGATGTGCTGATGGCATCTGCAATGGCTCGTGCATCCGTGTACTGCTTGTAGAACATCTTGACCAATGGGTGGTCAGAGTCGTACCCAGCCTTGACTAGTTCCTCGCTGGAGCGCAAGAAGTTATCTGCGCCCCCACGAAGGTATTCGGATATTTGCCACGAGCGAACCGTGAGTGTGGTGGTTGTTGTTGGTGTGGTCATTGGTTTCTCCTATTGGTTGTATGGTTGGTAGGTCTCTACGCACCAGCGAGCGCTGGTGTGGATATTTTTTTCAATTTCAAGTCGGTCAATTTCTTCATTGCGCTCATCGGCAATTTTTCGTGCCAACGCAATTTCAGATAGACGGAAACTCTTCACTACAGAGCGCACATCATTGGAACCCCAATAGATGACATCGCACACGCCTCGTGGGTTGTCACACTCGCCGTCAGCACACGAGTCACAGTCAACTGAGTGGTCGTAGACCTCAAGGTAGTTGTCGCTCTCGTAGATGTCGTACCCAGCGTGGCGAAGTCGGTGCACGACCTCTGTGTAGTCAGGGTCGCCCATGTCCTTTATGTCGCCACAGGTGTCTACGCCCAAGTGGATGAGACCGACACCTGTCTGCTCTTGCCAAGAGAGGAGCAGTCGGTTGTGCCACATGGCTCGCTCAGGTTGGGTGTGAGGCATGTCGTCTTGAAAGTCAGCGCAAAGAATCCAGTCGGATACTTCAGGCTGAACTTGGTGGATAGTTCCGATTCTGTTTTTGTCCATTGTTGGTGCTCTTTCTATTGG